GAGTTGTTATATGATATTGATTTTGCATCAAATTTTAATATCTCGGGTAAAATTGATAGAACTAAAATCCCAATTTACACAAATGGTATTTTAACTGCATATAGGATAACAAAAACTGGTATAGTTGTGGCTGGGGCAAGTAGAATTTTTACACAAAAAATTTCAAATACAAGATCATTTTATCAAATAACATTGCCAGAAAATAATATATTATCTATTGATTCTATTATTCATAAAAATGGTACATCGTTTCAAACAATACCAACAAATTTAGAATTTAATTCAAACACAAATAAATGGTACGAAGTTGCGTCTTTGGCTGAAGATACAATCTTTGTTGAAGACAGAACTGTGGCGCCAGTAAATGGTGTTTATAAAGGTGACTACACAAAAGTTGATAGGCGATTTGTAAAAGAATTTACACCAAATGGATTTTGTGTGTTAACTTTCGGTTCTTTGACCGACCAGGGTTTAGACATATTAGATGATTTTGTCGATGCTAATACTTTTAATCTTAAAAGTTTTTTAAGTAACCCAGGTTTAGGTTTTGCCCCAATCAATAATACAACGATGTATATTAAATACAGGATTGGAGGCGGTGAGGACACAAATGTCGGTGTTGGTACAATAGATACCACAGGACTTGTTTCTATGCAACTGAACGGCCCTGAGGCCCAAATTAATTCAATTGTGCAAGGTTCGCTAACGGTTACAAATGTTACACCAGCAATTGGGGGTGGTGAGGCTCCAAGTATTGAGGAGTTAAGAAACTATATTTCGTACAATTTTTCTGCTCAAAATAGAGCTGTCACATTGCAAGACTATAAAGCCATTTTACTCGGTATGCCAGCTAAATTTGGTGTTCCAGCAAAAGTAAGCGTCTCACAAATTCAAAATAAAATTAACGTTGGTGTTTTATCGACAGATACAAATGGTTCGTTAACAAATATTGTTTCATCAACTGTTCTAGAAAACGTAGCAAATTATTTATCGAGATATAGAATGATAAATGATTATGTTGTTGTAAAACCAGCCGATGTGATTGATTTATCGTTTGAAATATCAATTTTAAGCGAGGCTGGATCGCAAATAAATGCAATTGCTAACATTGCCGCGATATTAAGAGATGAGTTTTCCAAGGATAAAATGCAGTTAGGGCAAAGTTATCTTGTTGGGGACGTTATTAAAAAACTTTCACAGATTGATGGTGTTTTAAATATTAACTATATTAAGGTATTTAACAAAGTTGGCGGAGATTATTCATCAAGTAGACTTGACGATTCACTCTACATAAATGTTAACACAGGTGAAATTGATATAACTGGTGGGGTTATTCGTGTAAATGCGGATCAAATTTTACAATTAAGAACACCAGAAAAAGATATTGTGGTTATACCAACCACACAAAACACATTGTTAGGCGTTTAATATGGATAGAAACATAAGGATTCCAGTAGATTTTTCTAGGGATGATAAAGTAATACAATTTAATTTAGAGCAAGAGTTTGATAATCTTGAAATCCTTAGTTTAAAGATAACCAATTCCGATGCTTACACTAGACAATGCTCAAATTTTGGTGTTATTGTTGGAAGGGTTATGTTAAATAGCGGATTTGGTGTTCAAAACGCAAAAGTTAGTATTTTTATCCCTTTAAAAGATGAAGATAAAGATAGACCAGAAATATTGGAATTATATCCGTTTGAAACGGTAAATGACACTTACCCAAATGGTGTTAGATATAACCTTTTCCCTAGGGTTAAAAACGAAAGAAATCCAAGTCACAAAGCAATCGGTAATTTTCCACACGAAAGTGACTTCACAAATTACCCGCAGTATCTCGAGGTAATGGAAAAGTATTACAAATACACAACTACAACAAATGAATCGGGTGACTTTATGATATTTGGCGTCCCAACTGGGCAACATGATATCATTATGGATTTTGATGTCTTTGATACAAAATCTTTTGAATTAACAGCAAATGATTTGGTTGAACAAATATCTTTAAATAACAACATTGAGGAATTAAGATCATTATTACTTAGTAATTCCATTGACGCCCAAGAGCAAACAATTAATAGGAACAAAGTGCCTAATTTTATTTACTTGGGTAATAATAACTTTGAGGTCGAAGTAAAAACAAATATTGATGAAATGCCTAATATATTTCATCAGGTTAAACAAATAACCGTATCACCATTTTGGGGCGATGAGGATCAATGTGATGTGGGTATAACTAGGTGTGATTTTAAAATAAATTTTAAATACACACCAACCGCTGTATTTTTTGGGTATATACATGCACCAAGTGGTGGTTTTACGATAAATCCAGATTACAATTATAATATCACAACAAGAAGACCAGAGATTCACGCAAACGATGCTTCACTTAATTACGCAACTGGTGATATATATCCATATCAAAAAATGGAAATAGTTGTTTATCGATTAGACGATAAACTAAATCAAGGTTCTAGAAAAAGACTTGGCGTATTTACTGGTTCATACTACAATGGGGTATTCAGATTATCATTACCTATGTATACGGATTACTATATCACAAATGAATTTGGTGATTTAGTTCCGACAAACGATACAACGAATGGAATACCAACAAAAGCATATTACGCCTTTGAGATATATGACACCGATGATAGATGGACAGGCAGAAGACTACCGTGGGGTGGATTTGCAAACCAAATATTACCAGGTATTAGAATACCATCCACGATTAATGGAGATGTTTGGCTTGGTGGTTGGGAAGGTACTTGGGGTGGTTTATTTGAATATGACATATTAAACAGACGCAGAAAGTTTTATACGGTAAAAACAATACACAAAAAACATTCTTTATCAAATGCGTTAATACCTGGTAATTTTATTGGGTATTTTCCACAGTATAACCCAAATAAATCATCGGTTTTTTGGAATTTTCCTTTACATTTTAATACAGTGGCAAACATAGACGAACCTACGATTATTGGATCGATCTTAATACCGAGATTTTATACTACTTATGAGGATAATTCCTTAAAGAGAGCGCATAAATTTTTAATTGAACCTTGGAAAGATAAAACTGACACATATAACGAATGGGTTGGTGATTGGGAAATGTATTTGGGTCTAGGTGTTAAGAAAGATGGTGGTGTAAACTCAGGGTCGGTGTACTCAGAATTATTTAATGCCGATGATTTTATCAACAACGGTAATAATATTTTTGGTGACAATAATACTTGGAATTTTGGTGATAATACAACTACCGTATTTAATGCTAGTTTATATGCAACAGAATTAGCCAAGAAAAAGGGTTCAAATGCAAATGGATCTTCAGTACATAAAGCCTATAATCAAGTTGCGGATGAATATCAAACATACGGTGTTTTTGTTAATTCTGTGGAATATAATGGTAAAGAACCGATTTTAGAGGTTTTTATCGATGATATAACTGACGATTTACCAGATTTAATAAACGACCAGGTTTATTCTTCATATAGAAAAGGAGATGCTTCAATTATCAGATCGCAAATAACACAAACCACCTCAGTTAGAAGTGTTAGTTTAGATTCTTCTGAAATTTTTGTTGAGCGTCCAGAAGAAACAATAACAACAACTAATTCAGAAAGTGCCACATCAAACAATAGTTATAAAGGGAAATATTACTATTTTGGTTTATGGAAAGGTGCTAATGCGTTGTACGATATTGAAAAAAATTATTTTGTAAAATGAGTGATATTGTAGAAATATTAGGTGAAAAAAAGTTTATTGGGTCTAAAAGAAAAGAACTAAAAACTAGAGTTGTGTTTGAAGAGAATAAAAAAATTCAATACGAGCACAATTTGTTTTATGATATATCACAACAAACTCAATATATTACCGAAAAAAACGAATCTAATAAATTTAGAATATATGGTAAAATAAACCCAATTATTAATTTAAATGTACATCAAAAATTAACAAACAATACCGATCGTTTAATTGAAATTGATAATAATTTATTTGATATGAATTTAAATAATTGGACAATTGTGGTATTAAAATCAAAAAGATTTGAATCAAAGGTGGACGTCAATGGGATTCAACAGTATATTAAAGGTGTTAAAAAACTAGAAAAAAGTTCAAACAACACTACCATCATTGACTTAGATTTTAGATTAGGTTTACCAGCTAGACAGTATAATTCTTCAATTAACTCAGATAATTTTTGCATGTTTTTGCCCCTTGGCCATAATTTTGAAATCGGCGATAAATTAAAAGTTGAAACTTTAGATGATGATTTACTAGACTCTAAAATATATGACGTTGTTGATGTTAGACCAAATATGGTTTATATAAACACAAAACCAGTTAAACGTTCTTTCAAAAAACAAATCGTACAGGCCAAAGAAGCTTCGACAAAAAAAATAGATGATTTTACTAACGTTAAAGTAAATAACACAGAAGTTGCAAATAATGATGCAAAACAAAGAATTAAAAATTTGGTTTTTAAACCATCAGAAATTCCAGGTATAATTAACACCCCAAGACCAAGGATACAGAGTTTAATAAGACCAGAATTTTATGTCTCAAAAATAATTGAAAAAGAACAGTTAGAATATTATGTAAAAGGCTTGGAAATTATTGCTATTGTGGATCAATTAGACGACTGCGCCTTTTCAATTAATAATTATAACCAGCAAATAAAAAATTTTTTCTTAAATGGCGATTTAAATATAACTGGGCTACGAAATAATTTAAACGAACCCCTTTCTGATTTATACATTGGTATTATTAAAAACTCAGCGCCAGCTGAAAACACAATTAGCAATGTTGAGTCTCATTTTTCAAATTATATTGAAAATGTTGGCGATGGATTTGGATTGGAACTTATATCTGATAATACTAAAGGCTTTAATTCAAAACCAAAAATTGGTGATATTTTATTACACTCAATTTGTGAACACACGACTGAAAATTTAACTGAAAATGAAATTTCATACATTAGCCATAGATTCATATATAAAAATGTATTATTCAACTACAAACCTTTTACAAAAATTAATATAAAATTAAAATCACCGTATATCGAAGACGGTGAAAATGTTAGGAATAAACCAGATTATGCTATTTATAGCAGAGAAAGGGAAAAATATATTTGGCGAGATGTATTTGATATAGGAATAACTGATGAAAATGGTAATGTTATAGATTTTCCTTTCATGAACGGATCTTTTTATACTTTTTGTGATATTAACTTTTTTTTAACACCTGAAGTTAGATCGGTTAGAAAATATACACTAAATGTAAACGATGTAACATCAGCAGCTGGTAATCAATTTATTAACGAGTTTGATGATGCGTTTAGAAATGTAGATTTAAGTGAAACAAACGACCCAAATGACCCCAATGGAATAAAACCATTTAATCAGTATAGAGACGAAAAATGTTAAAAACAAAAACACCAAACGAAGATATAATTTTACAAACTAATATTGTAAATGAAGACTATTCGTCTGACAGGGATTTTTATAACCAAAATTTATTAAATTTTACAAAAAATACCGTTATTAATGATATCAGTGATACTGAAATTTACGAGTATAAACCAGATAATATTAATGAAATAAATTTTAATATTTTCTTTTTACATTATGTTCAAGACAATGAACTATCTGATTTAAAAAAATATATTGAATCTGATTTTAATAAACAGTATAATATCACAAAAGCAAAATTCGGATTAACTGATATTAACGGGGTTGAAATAACTAAAGGATTCAATAACGTCTACGAAACCAGACAAGCTAATGGACTAAGAGAAGAGGCTGTTTTAAGTGAAAAAACTTTAACTAGGTTTGAAGAATTGAAACAAAAACCATATGTTGTTAGAGATTTTATTGGTGAGAGCACATTAAAAAAGCCAATTAAATCTGGTATACCTATTTTTTATAATTCATTCACGTTACCATTTTGGCAATCAAAAGATAAATGGGTAAACGAGCCATTACTTTTTTCAAACAAACCGTATTTTTATAACTCATTTTTGTTAATGGAAATTTATGATTCAACATCTGCTGTGTCTCAAAATAGAATACAATCAGTGCCAATTTTTATTAATGATAGGTATAATATTACGGAAAAAAATGAATCAAAAAACTTTCATTATGAAAGACCTTGTTTTAAATTAAATGAAGGTGTTGATGGGTTTTCATTTTTCTTTTTAAGAGATTATATAACAAATGAATTTTACGTTAAATATTCTTTTTGGGATGCATTAAATGGTAAAAAAATATCCCTATTACCATCATCAAATTTAGATGTTAATAAAAAATGGTTACAAGATCCAGATAACTTTAGTCAAAATAATCGCTATTTGAAATATGTTTTAGATTATCAAAATAAAACTTACAAAATATACGAATATAATCCAATAACAAAAGAGTATGATAGCGAGCGAAGTAATTTTGATTTGTATCAGTTAGAGTTTGACACTTACTATAAAAATAAAGTGGTACCAAATGAAAAACCTAAAAATTCAAAATTAATTTTAACCACGCAAGAAATTTCTAATCCTTTAAATTTTACAATAAAAAATTTATATACATCTAATTTTGTTAATAGCGCAAGTAGTTTACCAATCTTAACAGATGGTGAAATAAATAATTACCAAACATTCCTTAATAATAAAACAAAAAATTTTTTAAAGCAATTTAATGGTTATATAAATAATTTAACTTCAGAAGTTTTTGGTGAGTTAAATGAAAAAAATGTATACATTCCAGTTGTAAATAGAAATGTTAAAGCATATCAAATACCAATCAAATCTTTTATTTTTAAAAATGTTGATACAAAAACTTGGACTATTAGAAGTATGGAATTTAAAGACATAACGGTAAATCTTAATAGTTTAGTTTTAAAAAATACTGTTTACAACCAAAGACAAAGTTTATGGAATGAAAACCCAAGTTATAGGGTTAGTGAGGCTATAACGATAGTACATGGCTCACAATCAAACATAGGTTCAGGTACTGATGCTGGAAAATTTACTGAAAATGTGTTAAGAAAATATTTGGAAAATCCACTTATTTTTAAAGTTCTCTTAAATCAAATAGAAAGTGAAAGGTATAATATAAACTATTATCAATATGATGAGTCGTATAGGGAGCAATCAATAGTTAATTTTTTGTCAAAATGTTTTACAAAATTAGGTGTTGTGTTTCGTGTAACGTCTTCACATAATTATGATTATACGGGGCTAGCTGTGGATTTAAGAGGTCAGGTCGATCAAAATCATAGTGAAATATATTATTATATAGATAAATTAACTCAAAAATATGAGTCTATGAAAAGCATAAATAGGGCTATATTTGATGATATTAGAGACACAGCGCTTGGGTTATTAATTGCATATAATACTAATCAATCGGATTTATTTTCAATTGTTGACGGTGTTGTCGATGCTGTAAATGATATTTTAAATCCAAAAGACAACCCAGAATTAATTGAGCAATTTTTGATTTTAACCGCTCAAAAAAATATTAACCAAACAGATAAAGATATTTTAATAAACAAATTAACTTTAGAAAAAGCGGTAATCAATTTAGATGCTAATCCAACGGATTTAAGGTATGAAATAAGAGATTACGCCCTGACAACATATGCTGTACAAAACGGTGATAAATTTATCATACCTAATGAAAGTAATAAGATAGATGTTTATTTTAACATTGGGGAAAAATTAAAATTTTTAGCATCAAATATTTCACAATTTGTCATAAATGGTAAATTAAGAATATCTATTATTAATAGTGATGGTGATATAAAAAACATTGTAGTACCAATTAAATCGACCATAACAGCTAAAAAACCGTCAGACGCCGCTTCAAAAAATAAACTACCAAAATACACCGCACCCAAAAAACCAAGTGGTGGTGGCGTGGCGGAATTAGATGAAATGCTATGAAACAAGTATTAATTTCAGAAATTTTTGATAATAATATAGTTATTAACTTAGAAAGCAACACTGTTGTGCCTGGTTCTTATATAAATGCAGAATACAACGTGCCCGATGATTATAAATTACAACAACTTGAACAAATAGCGAATAAAGTTGACCCATTTATCACCACAAAAAATGTAACACCATACGTAACAAATACAAAAATAATATCAACATACGATGATGTTACGAATCATTTTACACCGTCACCAAACAAATATTTTGTTACTGGTTTTACAGAAAGCAAATCAAACCTAATAACAAAATATTTTAAAAAAATTAATTTTATAAAATCAGCTGAATCATTAAAACCCTTAAAAAAATTAAATTTTAAAAAAATTGTTGGAGATGATGGAAATGCTCCGATTGAGGTTGAAGAAACTTTTGGTGGTAATCATAATATAAGAAACCGTGTTAAATTAAACATCCCAGGTTTGGATATTGTGGCTATGATTTTGACTGAAAATAATAGTGGTTTAATTGAATATGTTTTGTATTTAGATACGGAAAATCCTATAAAATACATTGATTTAGGAAATGGATTTGCTAGATTTATATATATGAGATCTCATTACGAGGAAACTCAAACAGCAAACATGGTAATTTATGATGGTATAGTTGAGGAACCAAAAATAATATCCGAAGTATTTATTGATAGGGGTTTAAACGGCGCATTTGAACGTGTTAAAAAACTTAAAAATGTTAAAGATATGAACGAATTAACTAAAACTGGACTAGGATACTATAAAATAAACACAAAAGGATATAATTTTAAAACAACATAAAAAATGGCAATCGGATTATACGGTGTAAAAAGACCTGCGGATGTCGATCCAACAGACATTGAGGTTATTGTAATATACACTAAAAATAGGAATGCGACTGAAGCTCAAACCGTAACAAAATTATTTGGTTCACAGGTAATTAGACCAATGATGTCTAGTAGCGCACTTGGTGGTACTGATGTTGAATTACTCGGTGGTTTGTATAATTTAACTTTACCTAGAGATGTTTTTGGGCAAAAAGGTTTTTATACAATTTATTTAAGACCAGCCCAGATTAGGGTTAAAATTGAGGATTGCGCTGAGTTAGCCACATATCCAGATGTTAAAGGTTTAATTTTCAACATAGACCAAGCCCCAGTTGATTTCAGTAATAAATTCACCAACAATGGTTTAGATGGGTACAGGGTTGAGTATTTGAATAACGATGGGACAAAAATACCAAATCTTTACAGAATTATAACTTCGTCATTTATTTCAGAACCAGTACAAATTAATACCCCTAATTCATCACAAAAAACTATTAAATATATCTATAATAATATAGGTAATTTATTATTTTGTACGGTTACACCTAACGCCGCCCCCAGTTTTAAACCAACTTCAGCGCCGTTTATTGGTAGAAAAGATCAAAATGTGATATTAACAAATACCAGCTTTTCACCACAAATGATTGAATTAGAAATGGTTAATTATGATGTCGAAAGTCTAGCAATTGGATTATTCGCTGATCAGACAAAATCCATGGACGATGGCATCTATACAATTTACGATTTTGATGGTAACATATATGCTCAGTATGATTTATATGAAATTAGAGATAACGTTAATAAAAAACTTTATGAAGTTAGACGAAAAAGAACAACCGTTGATACGACAAAATCTTTAAATAACATAGTGAGAAATGGCTGATCTTAGTTTTACAACGAATAATCAGATAATTAGGGATCTGTACGATACACCACAAGAAGCAATTGATGCGTCAAAAGCACTTGGTTGTGACGGATATCGCACTTATATCATAAATGGTGACGTTAAATATGTACCATGCTCATCTTTTGTACAATATGAAAGAGCCTTGAGATATAGGACAATACAAGGTAAAATAGGTGCTTTTGGTAGCGATACTTTTGGCAGTAAATTAGTTGGTTTACAATTTGCGAACGCCAAAGACGAAATACAAGGTGATCCTTTTTTTACCCTAGGTAACTTTTCAATTCAAAAAAGCGTACAACAAGGGGCGCAGGCGTCACAATTACAAATTCAAGTAAATGAGGCCGCACAAAACGATGCTGTAAAAAGTTTTACAGTTGAAAGTATAGCACAAAGAAATCTACCCTATTTTGAGGGTAAAGAATACGTGGAAGCTTTAAAACAAAAAGTAACCGAAAACTTAACGGTAAAAGTTTTATTTGACAGAAGAAAATTAGATAATTATGTTTTATTTTCATCTTTAAAAGAAAGATTAAAAAACGTTATAATTGAAATATACAATAATTTTCCAGGAGCAATAAAAGCCGAACCAATATCTATAACAACACCATCTGTTTCTAATTATGCAACATACCCACTTGAAAATAGATCTTCTTTTAAAGTAAATCTTTATGGATTATTTAACCCATATGGTATTGAATATAATAGTTCTGGAAGTACTTTGGATAATAGTGAAACTATAACAAAATACAGAAATTTTACTAAAACACATAAAGAATATGTTTTATATTACAACGGTGTTGAGTATCCCATAATTTCCGCGCAATTTCCACAAAACAATAATGATGACGCGACTGGTATTCGATTAACCGTAGATGGTAATCCATTTGGAGATATTGTTGATGTAAACAATGTTGTTAACGTAAGATTTTATATAAAACCTAAAAGTAAAGTATACAATGATTTTTTTAATAATTTATCAGATTTAGCTTCGTTTCTTTTAAATAAAGATCCAAATACTGGTGAATATATTAGTGAGTTCGTTTATCCATCAGAGGATGACAGTGGGCAAGTTCGAACTGTTAAAGAAACTTTAATTTTCCCAATGTACGATGATTTTAACATCGATATGTTTAGTAGTAAATTTGATGACTACACAACGACTTTAAATGATTTTGCTGATTCGTATGATAGTATTAAAACAAATTTAATCTCAAGATTTTTAACAACCGACTCCTTAAAAGAATTTGATACTAGCGATCGTAAAGCCAATTTATTATTTCAATTATACGGTAAAACGTTTGACGATATTAAAAGATATATTGATGGCATAACTTTTATGCGAAATGTTAGTTATGATAAAATCGAAAACGTTCCAGATCTTTTAATTAAAAACTACGCAACAATGCTTGGTTTTAATACATTTGAAATTGAAGATGAAAATACTTTAATCGATTCTTTGTTTTCAACTGAACTTGATGATGTTGAAAAAGGCACAACACCAGCGGAAATTGACATTGAATTATGGAGAAGAATCTTAATTAACTCATTTTATCTATACAAATCAAAAGGTACCAGAAAATCTATCGAGTTTATTTTGAGACTGGTGGGTTTACCTGATGAAATATTTGAGTTAAACGAGTATATTTATTTGGCCGAAAGACCTTTAAACACACCAGATGTTTTAAATAAAATTTATGGCCAGACAATTATTGACGATCCAGAAATTTTATTACAAAGAGTACCTTTTGATTCAAAAGGTTTTCCAACCGTACCAACAAACGTTAGATATCAAGAAGACGGGGGCTATATCACAGAAGATAAGTCTAATATTGGTAGATTCGATTTTGGCCAAAGATATGTTAATCAGTATAAAAAATATGAAAACGTTTTTCTTTTCGATGTATATAGAACAATCGATAACGTAAAAAGTTGGGTATACAACGAATTACCAACAACCTATTACAAAGACGATAGAAATGGTTTTACTGAGTACGAATCAAATGACATTAGATTATCAATTAATTCTAAAGAACTTGAGGTTTATTTATCATCAAATCGAATATTTGATATTCCTGTTTACAGGCAATACGCTAGAAATATAGGGATTGTCAATTCCGATTTGAATATATTAAATAAATTTGACTCAACAAATTTAACATTTAATCAATTTATTAAAAAATCGTTAGACACGTTTATAAATCCAAAAAATAGAAAAACGATTAAAACATATCCAACTTTATCAAAGATTTATTTTGATTATTTAAAAACAACAACCACGCCAATTGATAGCATGAGAAGTTTAGAGTTTTTAAATAAATTTGATTCTTCTTGGGTTAAATTAATACAGCAATTTGTTCCAGCAACATCCGTTGTTAATGCTGGTAAAAAAATACAAAATTCAACTTTTTTAGATAATAAATTTGCATATAAACATGGTTTAAATAATGATGTATCTTGGTTAGGTACAGATGGTTCTGAATTTCAACAAAAAGCACTTAAACCTGTTTATCTTGGCACGACAAATGTTACAGAAAATGTCGGAAAACTTGGGGCCAAAATTGACGGTGAACCAATAACGTTTAATATTTCTGGTAAACCAGGC